CGCCGCCCTTAGCACCCAGGCAACCACGGGTTACGTTTACACCCCGATTGCCGGCATCTTCGTCGGCTGCAAATACCTGTCGGTTGCTCAGAAACGCACCACTTGGTCGAACTACTGGCCGGGCTCGGACGCCAATACTTCCGCCGCCGTGACTGCTTACGTCATTGACGATTCGAACGCCCAGTTTAACGTCCAGACGGCCAACAGCAACACGACCGCCACTGCCGTGGGTTTCTCGACCATTGGCAACAACATCGGCTTTGCAATCGGCACCGGCAACACTGCTAACGGCCTTTCGGGCTCTTACGCTGATCAGTATACGCTGATTGGCAATTACCCGGCTGGCGCCACTTCAAACCAACTTCTGCCGTTCCGCATCATTGGTCTGTTGAACTACACCCCGGACGGGTCCAACCCGCTCCAGAGCATCAACGGCAACGATTTCACCTCTGCCTTTAACCGCATTGTCGTGGCGTTCAACAACGCTGCGCTCAAGCAGTTTAGCGGCATTTAGGGAGTAGGGACCAATGGCTGTTAATCTTTCTGCTATCAAAGACCTTCTCCTGCCGGGCCTTCGTGGTATCGAAGGCAAGTACGAGATGATCCCGGCGCAATACGACAAGATCTTCACGAAGCACGATTCGAAGCTGGCGCTTGAGCGCACGGCGGAACTGCGCTTCCTGGGTCTTGCCCAGTTGAAGACTGAAGGCGGCCAGACCGCTTTCGACAACGGTGCCGGCGAGCGTTACGTTTACAACCAGGAACATACGGAAATCGGCCTCGGCTATGCGATCACTCGCAAAGCCATTGACGACAACCTCTACAAGACGCAGTTCCACCCGTCGAACCTGGGCCTGATTGAAAGCTTCCATCAGACCAAAGAAATCTACGGCGCGAACCTTCTGAACACGGCGACCACCTACAACGCGAACGTCGGCGGCGACGGTGTGGCCCTTTGCGCCACCACCCACCCGATTGATGGCGCGACCGTGGCGAACACCCCGACGACGCAGGTTGACCTTAACGAGGCCACCCTGCTGAACTCGATGATTGCCATCCGCACGAACTTCAAAGATCAGGCTGGTTTGAAGATTTTTGCTCGTGGCCGCAAGTTGGTGATTCCGCCTGCCCTTGAGCCCGTTGCGATTCGTCTCCTGAAGACCGAGTTGCGCCCCGGCACTGCCGACAACGACGTGAACGCGATTCTCACGACCGCTGGCGGCCTTTCGGAAGGCTATATGGTCAATGACTTCTTGACCTCGGCCTATGCGTGGTTCCTGCTCACGAACATTGACGGCCTCTCCTACATGGAGCGCATCGGCTTTGAAACCGATATGCAGGTCGATTTTGTGACCGACAACCTGCTGGTCAAGGGCTATGAGCGTTACTCGTTTGGCTATTACAACTGGCGCTCGATCTTCGGGTCGTTCCCCACTTCGTAAGGACAAAGCCACATGACCATTACCGCCTTTTCGGGTCCGATTGTTGTATTTGGCCAGTCTCCTTACACTGGTTTGGAATACAACCCGGATCTTGGATCGTCCCTTTTTTGGGGCGGCACGGCTATTCTTGATCCGCGCCTTCCGTTCACCTACGTTGCGGGGGAAGCGCAGTCTGCCCCCGATTATGGGTGGTATGGTGTGGATAACGTCACCACGCTGAGCGCCGTGCCTTACACCTTGTCTGCAACGGCTATTGCGGCGTCGGCTGCTACGGTTGGCGGCACCGCGATGACCCTGGTCAGTGCGGCTTCAACCACTACTGGCGTGGCCATCATTCCGTCCATCACGCGCTCTGACACGGGCGTGGCGGACACGAATAACGGCGCGGGGCTTGTTGGGCTTGACAGCTACACCTCGGTGTCGGGCTACATTTCCAGCGGTGTTTCGGGCACTGCTGGTAACACCCTGATTGTTTCTACTGCCTCCAATGGCCCGCTTCTGATCGGCATGACCATCAGCGGCACCGGCATTGCGGCGGGGACCACGATCACCGGCTACGGCCCGACCGTTAACGCTACCAATGGCGCTTCTGCCACTGGTTTTACCGGCGCCTACACGGTCAGCGGCGCCCCTGTGGCGGCTGGCACAAGCGGTTCCGCGATTACCATCACGGCATCGTTTGCCAATGGTGTGCAGGCGCTTTCCGTTCCGCAGAACCCTCAGACCCCGTCTGTCTATCTGTGGAACCCGCAGGCCCTTTTGGGGCGTGCCGTAACCGTTACGGGTGCTTCGGGCGCTACTAGCAGTGTCTTTACCGTTCGCGGTTATGACATCTATGGCTACCCGATGACGGAGAACATTTCTGGTTCGGCTTCCACTACGGCAACCGGCAAGAAAGCGTTCAAGTTCATCAAGTCTGTCACCCCGGCCACCACGTCTGCGGGCGGCAACTACTCGGTGGGCACTTCTGATGTCATCGGCTTGCCGTTGCGCGCTGACTCCTTTGGCGAACTTGTTGTCAATGCGGGCGCTTCTTTGACTGCGACAACCCTAGTGACGGCGGCCACTGGTTTTGTGGCGTCGGATCAGACGTTTGCAACTGCCACGACCGGCGACGTTCGCGGCACCTACGCATTGCAGACGGCTTCTTCTACTGGCGCCAATCGCTACGTCATCCGCCAGACCCCGCAGCCTTACAATGTCGGCTCGATTGCCGGTCTTGTGGGCACCACGCAGTTCGCCAACTTCTAAGGGACCGGGCAATGACCCACAGCAAACACCACAAGCACCACAGCGTTCATGAAATCGCCGCCGCTGGCGTTCATGGCGCGCATCACGTCCGCAAGCATCGCGCCCGTGGCGGCGAAGCCAAGCACGGTGAGGCGGAATCGCCCCACATGGGCGAAAACGACGCCGAGCGTGATCTGCACGACAACCCGTCTGATCGCACCGCGCCCAATGAAATTGCTTCTGCAGCCGAAAAAATGCGCGCCAAGCGCGGCGGCCGTGCCAAGCGCAAGCACGGCGGCAACGTCATGCATCACCACTCCGGTCATGTGAAGCACGTTGGCGCCGTTCACGGCGAACACGCCATGCATCACGCTGGCCGCAAGCCGCGCAAGAGCGGGGGCAGCGTTGAGTCCAACCCGTTCTCGCATGCGCGTCATGGCACAGCAGCCCATGGCCGCAAGCTTGAGCCTGAGACGATGGGCTAAGTCTTCGGGGGCTTCGGCCCCCGAGTTCTTTTGGAGGGCGTGATGGCTGGTGCTTGGACACGCCGTGAAGGCAAAAACCCAGCGGGTGGCTTGAACGAAAAGGGGCGCGCTTCTCTTCGCGCCGAAGGGCATGACATTAAACGCCCTGTGTCGCGTGAAGAAGCGCAGCACAATGAACTTTCCGCTGCCCGGCGCCGTTCTTTCTGTGCTAGAATGGAGGGAATGCGGAAGCATCTGGCGGGCGCTAAGACGGCGCGTGATCCTGATAGCCGCATCAACAAATCGCTTCGTAAGTGGGATTGCAACTAATGGCCGGTGTCGTCAACCAATCAATCACTCGTATTGGGCGCTATGAACCGTTCAATTTGCAGCTTGCGCGCAACCAAATTAGCTTTCATTCCCAAATAAATCTTTTTGGGTATCAGACGTCTGTTGGCACAACCCCAATTGCAATTTGGGAAAACGCCACAGCATACGCTTACCCGTCTTCCGCCGTTGTCATGACTTTGGTCAGCGGGTCCGCCGCTGACACCATGGGCGTTTTGATTAGCGGCCTGGACGCTTCGTATAATGCCATTTCCGAGGTTGTCACTCTCAACGGCACCTCTAACGTTAACACAACCAAAAGTTATTTTAGAATCAATAGCATGGTGATCACTTCTGGCACCAATGCCGGAATTATCACTGCCAAAAATGGCGGGACGACCTACGCGCAGATTGCCATCGCCATCGGCAAAACTCAAAACTCTTGGTATACGGTTCCTGCTGGCAACACATTCTTTTTCAACCGCGTTCAGGTGTCTACCAACCAGGTTTACACTGCTGGAACGTATGCGACATATCAGGTTTACACAAAGTCACCTACAGGCACCGTGCTAATCGTGTTGCAGCAACCCTTTGTGAGCACGTTTGTAGTGCAGCGCCAGACGCCGTTTTCTTATCTTGCGGGCACTGATATCCAGTGGCAAGTAGGCGCAAGTGCTTCCACAGCGGCTGTTGGCGTGGTTGTTGAGGGCTGGTTGATCCAAGACGACGGCACGCTGTAATGGCTACAAGCGGCACATACGCTTTCAACCCCAGCCTGGGCGAAATCGTCCTGTATGCTTATGGCCTGTGTCAGGTGCGGAACACCGCCCTGGCGCAGGAGCATATGGAAACGGCGCGCATGGCCACAAACATGCTGCTGTCGCGCTGGTCAAACCAGGGCGTAAACCTGTGGGCGGTGGATCAGGTTACCGTTCCATTGGTGCAGGGCACGGCAACGTATAGCGTGCCGGCCAACACGGTCATGATGCTGGACGCTTACGTCACGACGGGCACGACTGGCACGGCCAGCGAGATCGACCGCATCATCCTGCCCGTAAGCCGCACAGAATATGCCTCATACCCCAACAAGCAGCAGCAGGGGTTCCCAACCATCTATTGGTTTGACCGCCTTCTGTCGCCAACTGTGACCCTTTGGCCGGTGCCTGACGGCAACGAGGTCAACCTCGTATATTACCGGGTGCGGCAGATACAGGATTCGGCGTTCACGGCGGGGCAGACAGTTGAAATTCCCTATTTGTGGCTTGAGGCGTTTGCCTTTGGTTTGGCGCAGCGTTTGGCTATGACATATCGCCCCGAGTTGGTGGCGACGTTGAAACCCTCGGCGGACGAGGCTTATCAAATTGCAGCCGAGCAAAACGTGGAAAACGCCAACACTTACATCTCCCCGCAGATTGCCGGATATTATCGGTAAGGAGATG